TCACCGTCTGGGGCAAACACATCTGTGTCAGGAGTAGTGAATACTGGAACTCCGTACTCGTCAATAAAGCCTTCGTAGTTCCACTCCATTGGGATAAACAAAGAGTATAAACCAGACTTTGTTTGACCATTTCTATTTCGCTTAGTGACATCTGATGCATTGTATAGTTTTTTGAAGTTATCTCCACCTTTATCTAGGGCGTTGGAAGTTGACCCCATCATACATTTACCTATAATTCTACTACCTAATCTAAGACATGTTTTTGTAACACGCCAATTGTTTAATATATTATCTGGTCTTTCCCATTTACCACTTTCATCATGTACTAATAATGCTAGTTTTTCACCATCATAGCTATTGTCACCTGTATTTTTCCAATCAATAGTTGTATCTAAACCTTCTAACTCTTCTAACTTTTCATTAGATGTTATTTTCTTCCTTGTAAACTTACTAGCTGGCACTCTATACGCTAATTCTGTTTTAGGTCTATCCATACCATCTTGAATAGGTTTAAAAAAGAAAGGATAATTTATACTTATAGGTACAACTTTATCGGTAAACATTTTCTTAGCGTCAGCACCTGTTTTAGATAATATGCCATATCTACTATCACTCGATATAGTGGCTAAATTAACTGTTTCTGCAGATGACATAAACGAAAACCCTGATCTTCTGTTCTTTAGGTAGCACATACCATAACATCTTTTATCTGCTTTACAAGCTTCCCAAAATATAAAGAATAATCTATTTGCTTCTCTAAAGTCTGGCGCACCAACATCTATTTTACTCCACTGCAAGTACATATAGTGAGTTCCTACTATATAAGTTGGTTTGCCATTATTCATAAACCAAAATCCTTCTTCTCTTCTTTTAAACTCTTCGTCTATATAATCATACCACTGATCTTTTTTTTCATCAGGATAATTTCTCCAATCAAATATATTTTTTATTCTAGACAGTTCTTTTGGATAATCAAACTTAACCCATTTGTTTTTTTCGTGCTTAAAAATATCTTTAGGTTGTTTTGGTAAAGCTATAGTTAAATTTTGTATTTCTATAATTTCACCTATTTGACCGTTATGAGATAAAACTATTATATCGTGTTCTTTATCATAACCGTACTTCCATTTTTTACCTTTATTAAGGCGACTAATAGTTGTTTTTTTTACAGGCTCAACAACTTTAACTAAACTTTGCTCGTACATTACTTAGATCTACCTTCTGCGAATCCTTTAAAAGCTTTTTTCTCTGTCTCTTTAGGTGTTTTTCCCTCAAGCAAGTTTTCTTCTTCTTGTATTCTGTTAAGTATTTCAAATGCGTCAAATATAGCTAGTTTTTTAGTGGCTGCAGCATTCTTTAATCTATCAGCTGATATATCATCGTCTGAATCTACAATAG